TCTGTAAAGCTCGGCAACTATGCTCTGAAATTTTTGATCAAATAGTTGCTTCGTGTTGCCATCTGCCCTTGCCGTGTAGGTAAGGGTCGCAGGGACGCTAAAAACCCCTGTAAATGGCCCTAGAAGCTCTGACCCTATCTGGGCTTGGGCAACTAGGCTTGGGAGCGTTCTTGGCGATCCTCGTTCGCTTGTGTAGGGATTAACGCCAGTTATGCCAGAAACGGCATTAAGAAGCCCATTTTCGACCTCTCTTTCAATTGAGGCCATCGCTTTAGGTGGTTATGTCGGCAAGGTCGATTGTGTAGGAAATGCCGTCTGGGGATAGGCTAAAGCCCGCAATCATCCTCTCATTGCCACCTAGCGTGACCAAGCCGCCGATTGATGGGGCTGAAATTACTCCGGCGCAAACCACTAGACTTTGTGTGATCCTAAAAACCTCGCCTCCTACATCCAACTCCGATGAAGTCGCCAAGTCTGTGACAGAGGCAGATACAGCGTTTGTGGCAAGCCCTGTCACGCTTGTCCAAAGGTCGTTAATGACATAAGACAAGTCGTTGCCAAAATAGGAAGTAGAAATAGCCCCGCCCACAAAACCACCTCTTATGTCAATCCATCCTTATAAGCCCCTCAAACAATGGAACATTGTCTGATTCAAACTCTCCTTTTTGCCCCCAAAATTTGCTTTCCTTTCCCCGCCTTACCGTAGAGGCCAAAATGATAGGAGATGAGTTAATCGCCCAGAATTGGTCTGCGTCCCTTATAGCCTTAGCCATTTGTTCAACGCTTGGAGCCGTATAGGTAGCAAGCCCCTCAATGCGGATATCTCTTGGACAAAGAACAATGATATTATCTTTACCCAATTCCTTTGCCGCCTCTTGAATGATTTTAAGTGGGCTATGCTGTGTGTTTTGAGAAATTCCAAAAGGGGCAATCAGATGATACTTTTCTGGAAGTCCTTCCGCTTTTTCTTCCCCAAGCCTGTCCAGAATAATGTTTGTTTTGTCTGCGTCTTTGATCCTTGGGTCTGAATAAACAAAATCAGTCCAAGTCTTTCTGCTCTTTCTGTAATCAATATATTTATTAGGCCATACCTCAAGATCAATAATATCTGCATTGAATGGGATTGCGCCCATTGGCTTCGCATAGGACACCAAATCAAACACGCCATGATATTGTTCGAAGCAATCGAATAAAACCTCATGCCCTTGGTCGGCTAGATATTTACAGGCGGGGAGGCATTGAAGAACATCGCCCAGCCTTTGTTGATATTTTATGACCTTAGGTTGCATCATCAACAACGCTCCTGTCTTGGACATGGGCAAAATATCTATTGATCCTAACAGGGCCATGGGTCTTTTGTAATTCCTCCCAAGATTTTAAAAGCCCTGCATAGCCATAAAAATCTTCTTTAAATTCAACTTGGCTTTTTGTCGAATAGGCAAAGTGGTCAAACACTAGCCCCATCTCCTCTGTGATTCCCCTTGGGATTCTGATTGGCTGATGATTTAAAATGGGCGGCTCATGGCTGGTAAACTCAATGCCTTCCCCCCATTTCCATGCCCTATACCATTCGTAAGGATAAGCCCCAAGGCCAGAGCGTGAAACCACAACCTTTTTTCCTATATGATAGTGGCAAAAAAATTGTGCCGTGGTTCCGGGTGTTCGGTCAATCAAAAGCCTGTAAACATCTTCCATCTGTTTTTCTGTCCAAAATTCATCAGCGTCTTGCTCCATCACTACACCGCAATCCACGCCCTCAAGAGCCTTGTTCACCATCTCGATCTTTCCATTGAAGGGCTTATTTTGAGAATATATTTTAACCTTGTCGTGTTTTAGATTTTTTAGATATTCATGCGTTCCGTCTATGGATCGAAATTCCTTGTGCCATTTGTCTGGGACTTGCTTACACCATCTTGTGCAGTTGGTCGGCTGGCTTACGCCCTCGACAATCTGCCATTGCCAAGGAATTTGTAGCTTTTGGTAGGCTTCTATCTTTTTGCTTATGAATGGCTCACCATTTAGCACTATCGTGAATATGGTCAGCATCTTAATATCTCCTCAAAAATCTGCATTTTTGTAATTGCAGGTTCCCAGCCCCATGTTTTTTTTGCAAGAGAATTATCTAGAACAATTTCCTTCATATCCATTTTTCTCTGTTCAAAGTAATTTACTTTTCTTTTGCCAAGCCTTTCTCTGCAAAAATCAGAAAGCTCGTTTAATGTAAAGGAGTTGTTGATTCCACCAGAAACATTGCAAAGTGTTTTTCCTCTTGCAAAAGACGCTTTTGCTACTAGCGGGATAAGGTCTTTGGGGTGAAAAACATCTCTTTTTTGATTGCCTCCAAACCCATAAATATTCATTTCTTTTTTATGTTTCCATGAGTTAATCCAATAGGATATAATGCCTTGGTCGCTCTTGCCAAATTGCCCTGCCCCGGCCATAAGCCCGCATCGGAAAATGTGGCTTGGGAAATCAAATTCGCTAATTATCAATTCCGATGCGTATTTAGAGGCTCCATAATGGCTTCTTTTCCCGACCATTGAACAATTTTCTGTTATAGGGGATAGTGACTCAAGCGGGTAAACCCTGCTTGATGAAATATATATCAAAGTTGCACCCCATTCTTTTGCAAGCTGACATATTTTGACGGTTCCCCACAAATTTGAACTATAAACGGTTTCGGGGGCTATTTCGTTATATCCCGCCATCACGCTTGGATTGGCCGCACAATGAATTATTACATCGTGAGGCTCTTTCTCATGAAAATTCTGAACATCGCAAATAAATAACTTTCTTCCTTGCTTTCTAAAAATTTCTGCATTTTGAGATGTTCCTTCTCTTGATAGATTGTCCAAAAGGGTCGCGTTTTTGAAATAGTTGGAAATGATGAATCCGACAAATCCACAAGCTCCTGTTATGAGCATATATCCCCCCATTCTTCTTTTGCCACCGCAACATCAAGCGAGCCATCTTTTCTAATTGTATCGAAAAGGGCGGAGGTTCTTTTGATTGGCAATGGATGAATGGCGTAGGCCAAAAAAGTTTCTGGATGAAAAATTCCGCCCCTTGAAATATATTCGTCCAATCTTGCAAATCTGTTGAAGTAGGCATCCATCCAGCATCTTTTCCCAAAGGCAAATCTGTCGTTATATCCCCAGTAATTGCAAAACTTGGGGATATAAATTGCGTCATCTTGGGGTTCTTCGGGAAGTATTCTGAATGCCAAATCCGGCCTCAACCTAACAACGCAATCCGCATCAATGCCGCTTTTGTCGAAAATTTGCCAAACTCTTTGCATTGCCCAAAGTTGCCGAAGAACGCTTTGGATGCCGTGACAACCCCTGCCAATTTGCCAAGCATATTCCCTTTTCTCATCAATATAAGGCTGTTCCTCGATAACAAGAATATTCGGATTGAGCAAAAACGCTTTTTCGGCATCCTCATCTTTTGCGGCGTGTATTACCCAAGAGGCTTCTGGATACAGGCTTTTTAATTGTTTTGCGGTCTTGTCCAAGCTCCGCATCTGCCCAGAAACAAGGACTGCGGTTTTCAAGATGTTTTTAATTCCTGCACCAATGCCTTAAACTTCTTATGCCCATCTGATTCGAGAATATAGGAATCATCAATTTTTGCCCCATCGTATTTTTCGAGATGCCCTTCTTTGCGAAGTGTCGCCAGCGGGGTTCCCTCGATTTCCGCCGTGCCGGATAATTGATAAGAGTCGAACGGAAGGCTTTTGATGAATTTGATTGTTTCCTGTCTTTGTTCTGCCGTTTCGCCGGGAAGCCCGACCGTGAATGTTCCGTGAACAGTCATTCCGATTTCCTTAAGATGCCGAACAACTCCGGCTCCCTCATCAAGATTAAGATGCTTGTTCACGATATGATCCACAACATATTGGCTCCCAGACTCGAATCCTAGTTTTACCCCAAAGCATCCAGAATCCTTCATAATTTTCCAAGTCTCAATCGGGATGGTGTCCGCCCTGCACATGGCAGACCAAGGGAGTCCTATCTTGCCCATAATCTCGCACATTTCTAGGGTGTGCTTATTCCCAAGGTTAAAGGTATCATCATCAAAATAGATGCTTTTGAATGGGAATCTTTTGATGAGATAACCCAAGAAGTTCTCCATATATTCTGGCGTGTAATAGCGGACGGTTCTTTTGCCTTTCCCATCTGGGTCGTTCCCGGTCATGGCCGCAGGCCAAACACAAAAGATGCACTTGAAAGGGCAACCTCTCGATGCCCAGACTTGGGCGTGAGGAAATTTTTGCCCCCTTGGTTGATGGTCGCAATAATGATCCCAGCATTCGATGGGATATTCTGAGAAGGGTGCTTCGTTCATTTCCTTTTGGCTTAAAAGTTCGGCTTCAATCACCCCGCCCTTTTCGACTGCCCTTAAAACCCCTTTTTCATATTCGCCCTTAACCACGGCAAAAACGCCTTTCTTTTCAATAATTTCCTGCGGGGACACCGCCGAGATTGTGCCTGTTAGGATTATCTTTATGTCGGGAAGAATCCTTTTGATTTCTTGGATGACTTTTTGATCATGCGCCCAGCTTGGCGTGGCGGTTTCAATGACAAGAAATTCCGGGTCTGTTTTTTTAAGCCACGCAAAATAGGACTGATAGGATTCCCTAGTGGCAATCGAGTCCCGAAGCTCTGCCTTGTGTCCGGCCTTCCTTGCGTAGCTTGTTGCATATCCCATAAAGAATGGGAATGGTATGTATTCTCCGAATTGAAAATTGTCGGGGCGATTGAATTGGGCTGTATATGTGTGCGGCCAGCGGGAGCCAGCCCTAACCCCGCAAACATTATTCTCCCACCAAGGAGGATTTGAAAAGACGATCATTTTTTAAAAATGGCGGAGCCATTTCTCCAAGATTGAGATTCCCATAAGATAGGATTCCCCGCTGTTTTTAGCCATTGGTAGTTTCCATAATTCTTTATGTCGTTTATGTCGTCTAGGGCGATGATTCCGCCCTCCCTAACCTTGGGAAAGAACACCATAAAATCCGCCCTTCCGGAAAACACTCCGCCATCCAGCAAAAGAAAGTCAATCTCATCTTTTAGGCTGAGATGCCCCCAAACATATTGAGCCGCCACCCTAAATTCTTCCTTATGCCATTCTGTAATTTGTTCCAATGGATATTGATTTAGGTTTGTTTTTGTCGTTCTATAAAAATCCTCCACGGCCTCTAGGCTCATCCACATCATCGGGTTGCTGGAAAGCTGGTTAATGGCAAGCCCTCCTTGCCTTCCATCAAGATTGTATTTGTGCCTTGCTATGCGGTCGGGGTGAATCTCAAAACTGAATAGCTCCCTTGTTCTAATACATTGCGTGGAGCCATCCCCGGTTCCTCCCCCTATCTCAACGCCAAGGGAAAGCCCCTTGCTGTATTTTTCTAGGGCTTGGCCGAATGGGTCTTGCAGGGTTATTTCTTGCATTTTGGTTTTACTGAATTTTTGATGGCCTCAACAATCACATAATTGATGACTGCTTCCCTGTCCTTGGCAAGCAATTCCATCCCAATCTTGTAAAGTTCTTTTCCCGCCTTTTCATCATACTCAATATCAACAAGCACATATTTTGTTTTGTCTGGGCGCGATTTTCCAAACTTAATCATACCAAGACCCTTGGTATCCTCGCCTTTTTTGGCTGGCCTAATTCCAATTTGCGGCTTTTCTTTTCTCATAAATGGCTTTGCCCCTTTCATAAAACTCCGGCTTGTTGTGATGTTTGATTAGATCATCCGGCT